TACTCTCTACCCATGCAGTTACATTTTCCGCACCTCGAATATTGGTTTCAAAATATTCAATATCTTTATGCCCAGGAGTTCTATGTACAGCAGCAAGATTAAATACTACATCATCTTTTGTAGTTTCAATTTCCACATCAATTGGTTTTCTCACATCACACCTTACATACTTAACGCCTTCATTCTTCTCAACGATTCCTGGTACTACTCCTTCTTCTCCGGGCATTACGATATCTAAATCGTAAATATTATCATCTAGATGTGTTTCTTTTAAAAGATGAATCAAATGTGTACCAATAAACCCAGATCCTCCAAAAATAATATAATTCATTATTTCACACTCCTATTCTTCTTTACTGATACTAGAACTTGAATGTATCCTTCACCCCTAGCCACTTCTGATCCTTCTCACTCAGATTCAGCTCCGTTCCATCCTCAAGTTCATATCCCTCTGCAGATGCAGTTCCCTGATACTCCCCTTTCACCTGTGGCCACTCAATCCCAATCTCCGGATCATTCCATGCCATTCCGCCTTCATCATTCGGATGATAGAAATCATCACACTTATAGCAGAACTCTGCTGTCTCACTTAAGACTAAGAATCCGTGAGCGAATCCTCTCGGGATCAAGAACTGTTTCTTATTCTCTTCTGTCAGTTCGATTCCATACCATTTTCCGTATGTTTCGCTTCCGGCACGTAGATCAACTACAACATCAAACACAGATCCTTTAATCGCACGAACTAATTTGGTCTGTGGATACTGTTTTTGGAAGTGCAGTCCTCTCAGCACACCTTTCGTAGACATAGATTGATTGTCCTGTACGAACTTGATATCAATCCCTGCCTCTTTCATATCATTCTCATTGTAAGTTTCCATGAAGTATCCACGTGCATCCCCATGTACTGCCGGAGTGATCACACACAGACCTTCAATTCCACCTACATTTTTCTCAACTGTAATCTGTCCCATTACACTTAACTCCCACTTTGTTTCTATTCTTCTATTTCTTTCAGATAACGACTCAGCGCGTCCTGCCAGGCTGGCAATGGTTTGAACCCTGCTTCTACAAGCTTACTTTTCTCCAATCGGCTGTTGAATGGACGAGCTGCTTTGCTCAATCCATACTCCGCTGTCGTTACAGGAAGTACTTCTGTTGTGTATCCTGCCTGGCGATAAATCTCTTTTGTAAAGT